TTTGCGTTCGTTGCTACAGAAACATCATCGAATGTTTCAAGAATTGTTCCGCGTGTCCCTGTCCAGTATCCATCCTCGTCCACAACAACGACAGAAATCAAGTCATTTACACCAGTGACGTTTGTTCCGCTGTCTTCGACGAATGCAGATTGAGCAGGTGTAATCGTGCTAACGTTGGGACTAAAGAACCAATCGACACTACCAGCGGTGATTCCGGTTGACTGTGAAAGAATACCGGGCGAAGCAATACCAACGGTCGTTCCACCTCCACCAGCACTAACAGAAGTGATTGGATATCTTACTCCACCAATCTTTATAACATCAGCGTACTCAGTTCCGGACTTGATTGTAAACTCAGTGTTGTGCTGGATGTGGAATTGTGTAGATCCGGCAGCAAGACCGGAGGTAATTCCAAAAGTAATGCTGCTTCTGTTAGAAACTGAAACGAGCAAAGAGTTACCCAATTCGCTTCCATCACTTGATGAAGTTCCTGCATCACCACCTGCAAATTTAGCAACAAAGTGGCTACCTTGCCAATCACTTTGAGTTGTCGTAGATTTACTGTTGTAGTCATTAACATTCTTAATCAAAACAGCCGTATCAGTGGCTGCGTTAAGACCGTTATCTACAACTCGAACAAGATTCAAAGATGAAGCATAGGTGAGATAGTTTGCTGCGGTGAACCAATAATCTTTATTTGCAGTGGTCGGACCGCCAAACTTTTCTCTTAAATCATCGACTGACGTAACGACAACAGTTTGATCAATTGGTCCCCAATCAAAGAAACCAGCGAAACCTGCGTTTGTTGTGGAAACGGCAGGAACAATATTTGTGAGGTCAACTTCTTTGACTTCAACACCGGGGCTGACTTGGAATGCCATAAACGATTCTCCTTTTGGTCTTATTATTTAGCGAAATACTGATTACAAAGAGAACCTATCATCATCTGAAATATCCCACACGGTTCCGTCATCTTCAACAATCGTGCCATCTGGTCCTGTATCGATGAAACCAAACGGCATCAAATCCTCTTCCATCTTCTCTATTTTTTCTTTATAGAGTTGTTCACGAATATTTATGTCCGTCATATCTTTGAAGTAATTTTGTGTTGCTGCCCACGCAAAAAGGACAAGAGTGATTACCAAATCATCATTGTGACCCACTTCGGCTTCGTACGATCCTTTTTTCGATATGAAGGATGAGAGTTCTTGAATAATCTCAAAATCTTCAATAACTAAACGATCCTGCTCAATCATTTCCTTGAGCATTGTGCATCCGACTTTCTTCACCTTTGGACTCATACGCACGCCCTGTTGGGTTTGATAATTACCAAAGCCACCGTCCATCACTTGTCCCTTTCTCCCACGGACAGATGTGACAAGCAAATTTTCATATTCAAATTCATTATGTAAAATATCAACAATCTCCTGTCCGAGATCATTTACTTCCGTTAAAATATAGGCATCATTGTATCGCTTGCCCATCGCATAAATTAAGTTTGGTAAAAGGTACGGCGAGAGTTGATTATTTTTATATTGGGCAACGACTTTGTAGGGAGCGGCAGTGACATCAACAATCGTCACTGCGTGATAATCTAAATCTTGCCCGCGTGAAACATCAACACCCATAAAATACAAGTGTTCCGGTTCAGGCTCATAGTAGACCTTCAAGCCGTCCTCACGCTCTTGCTTCGGACGAGTGTAGTGAAGCGATTTCAACTTTGAAGGGGCTATGAGAGTGTTCACAGAGCCAAGGAAGTCACATTCAAACTCTTGCCGAAACTGCTGAGGTGATGTGTTCCGAATCGTCTGTTTTTTCCAATTTGCATCACGACCCGGAACGTCTGACCAGTGAACTTCGATGGGGGTGTAGGAGTTTTGACCGTCTTCGGCATCCTTCCAAAGTTTGTAAAACATATTTAAACCTTTGGGAGTGCTGACGATCAGAACCTTTGTGCTTTGACCGGCTGAGATTGTGGGATACACAGAATTGAAAAACTCATCAGCCACGTTCTCGGGAACGAACGCAAATTCATCCATAAACAATAAGTTAAAAGAACCACCCCGAACAGCAGAGGAAGATGTAGAAGATGCAAGAATCTTTGATCCATTTTCTAAAACAATAGATCCTTTATTCCATTCTACGACACCTTGCTGAAGCCATTTTGGCAAATGCTCGTAGGCTAACTTCAGACGACCCAGAAGTTCGCGGGCAGTTGACAATTTGTTCGCTAGAATTGCAACATTTTTATCAGGATTAAACAAAATGTAATGAAGCAAATATGAAATAACTGTCGTGGATTTTCCAGACTGTCGGGGCATCTTACAAATTACAAAGCGATCTTTGTGTACGGAGTTCAAAATCTTTTCTTGAAAATCATATGGTTTAAATTGTACCAAACCCTCATCAAGAGAAACAATCTTGATGTAATTTTTTATGAAATACATCGGATCAGATACACACAGGGCATATTCTTGGATCTGTTCTTTTGTATATTCTGTTTCTACACCCGCCGCCTTGATATTGGCGTTGCCAAGGTATGCTTTGTTATCCAGTTTCTTTGTCATTATTATTCTTTACTTTTTTCACTTTCTTTTCTGGAAGTTGTTTACGAACAAGGTCTTGGAGTTCTTTTGTAGACCCCACGAAGAATGCATTATTAGTCACATTCCTCACCTGCTCGTCTTCTTCCAAAGATTTCATTTGTTTATGAATATCAAGTAGGTCTTTGTTGGCTTCAGTTGCCGTCTTGAGAAGTTGGCTTACCACCTCATAGGCTCGGGGACTGTCGCTCTCTGAGGCTACCTTAAGAATACCATCAATTGCTTCTTTACTATAATCAATCACTTCTTTTATGTTTTCCCGAACCTCACCGTAATCTTTACGCTGCTCAACCTTTTTTCGTTCAGGAAACTTTGAAAGATCAACTTCAACTTTTTTTCGCATTCCTGTTTCTTGATCTGCTGCCGTGTCGGAATCTTTAACATTTGGTGTCGTTTTGCGAACCTCGATTGGATCTATATTTAAAGCATTTTCAAGAGGATTCTCTTCATTTTTAGACATCTTGGGTCGCTCCTGTGATACTTAAGGTTTCTGGGGCGAAGAAACTTGTAACTCCTGCAATGGCAGAAGGGGGAAGTGTGTTCTCTCCAGACGGTCCGGTTATCGAAGCGATTGATTTTACGGCAGCACCAGTAGGTCCGGTGACTCCACCAAATTCATCAAAGAAAGATGAGAGAGCAGTCACTGTTGATTCTGTAATATAGGTTTGTTGTTTAGTCGGTCCGAAGACATATGTGTAGGCTGTAAAGTCAAGATTAAAAATAATTGAACGCTGTTCGGATGTATCACCAAGATAATCAATCTCGGGAGTTACAGAGTTTAAGACAAAAGGAACATCAACTTTTGCATTGATATCTGTAAAATTGATTGTGACAGTAAACTCTGGAGTAAAAAATGCAGTGATTTGCTCAATAATCTGCAAAGCATCATCCATAGTTCTTGTTGCCACTGCGAGACTAAACCCAATTGTGTAAGGGACTTCCGCAAACTGAGTATCATAGGTATTTGCTGTGCTACTTGTTTTGTATTTTTTGTAAACCGTGTTTCGCTTTCTTGCAGAATCATAGTTCATACTTGAAATTGAAAAACCAAGACGAGGTAAAATATTTGCGATAGCCGCCGCGTTGTCTGACTCCTTGGTATTTGGGAGTTCGTCGAGCATACGAATAAATTTTTCTTTTTGTGCATATGTGATCGGAACCAAAAATCTTCTGTTAGTTGACCCATCACTGTTTCTACGAATCACAAAAATTTCATCAAACAATGCACCGAAGGCAACCACTGTTTTTCTGACTGACTCATTGTAAAATTGAGTAAACATTAAATATCTCCCTCACTAAATGGATCTTGATCTGTAAAGTCAAAGATATTAAGACCCTCTCTCATAAACTCAGTATTGTCCTCAATAGTATCCTTGGCAAAGTAATCTGCCGTGAATCCTATTGTGCTAATGACTCTATTCGCATTAGAGGATTGCCCAATAATTCTTTCACCAGTCAGGCTGCCAGAAACCAAGAAGGACTCCATCACATCCGTAGTCGAACCTTGCCAAACAACGACTTCCATCGTTGCTCCTGTGGATCCCGCAAATGTGATGATGTTGACAGTTTCACCCTCTTGAAATTCACCACTACCACCACTAAATTCTGTGTAAACAAGTTGATTCATTGCATTGGATGTGACACCATCGATTCGATCAAATCCAGTATCGAGTTCCTCCCCAGAATATTTGTATAGGGAACACTTGACTTGATATGTAAATGTTTTACCAAAATTAAAAAAGTTTTGCTCACGCTCCACGAAGTTAACTTCAAAAATACCATCCATCAGAGGAAAGTAAATCAAGTCCCCTTCTCTTGGATATTTAATATTTGTTTTGTCGGCAAAGACTTCTGAAAATCTTCTTTTTGAAAAAGTCAACGTCATTTCATCTTTGATGTCAAGACCAAATTGAGTCATCACTTCGCCTTCACCCTCAAAGCCGTCGTACGACTCAACGTACATTTCAATTTCTCGACCATCCTCAAACTTTGGCAAACGATCCTCTCCAAACAATTCATCTTCATTCTGCAAACTACGAAGAGCATAGACCATATCAACACCGTGAATCTTGATGGATTCATCAACGATATCTTGAACAAGTGTCTGCTCTTGTTTGTTTTTGAATTTATTGAAGTAAGGATTCGTCGCCATAATTACCCCGTGAAGAAATCTGGAGGAAGTTCATATTTATCTTGTAAAGTCTCTTCAATATTTGACATATCGTTTTCAGCCGAACTAAACAACTGGTCGGCGTTAAATTGAACGCCTCCGGGTAAATTAAAGTTTTGGTATTTCATCAAATTCATAGCCCATTGTTTTTTAAACGAGGCAGTCACATACCTTTTAAGTAAAATATCGTTGTATATTTCAGTGTAGTTGTCTGGATCTAACGAAACGTAAGAATCAATGACCAAGAAATCACCGACACTCACCGTTTCTGACCAATCCATATCAAGATACAAACGATTCGTGACTCTGCT